ACATGGAACGAGCATTCGCGATAGCTCCTACCGCCAGTTGTTCTTACAGGAGTAGAGACATTCATGGCTTTACTTCTACACCAGAAATTGCACCACCTATTAGTCGAGTAGTCGACAGGGATTCAGGTGAGTTTGGTGTTGAACAGGTAAAATATGGCGACGTTGAAATCGCATCTGAAGTTGGATGGGAGAGTTATAAAAAAGTAGCAGATCAGATAATGATTATGCTAGATAGAACAGGATTGCTTCATGGCTATAGCTTCAATTCTTGGAGTGACATGGTGACATACGATGAGGCATTTATAGAAGAGTGGCTAGAAAGTCCACAAACTTCTCTCTATTATAGCCTTCAGGTTATGGGTGATGTTCAGGATAAGTCTGATGCTTACGCAGCTTTAGACACAGATGAAGTAGACGCATACCTTGAACAAATAATGAGTAATAAACCAGACGATATCGCATGTGACTGTCAGCAATGAACCCCTATATAAAATTACTGTCCCGGAAAAGAACTTGGACACCAGTACAAACATCTAAAGGAAAATTAAAAGATGGAGCCGAAGAAACCATCTTCCGTTGTCTTGCAATACGCCATATGGAGCTACCAGTGGGTACCTTCATTACGGAAGCACTTGATAAAAATGTTCCCGACTCTGCCAGAGCACTTCTAGAGTCAAACGTTAAGGATGAGGTCAAACATGATCTTGCTCTTGGCTATATCACCAACGCACTAGGCGTCGATGAAAAAGCTGAAGCCGAAGCACTGCGTCTACGTACAGCGTGGGAGGAACACCCTGACCATACCATTTGTAAAGCACTTGTAGCAGAGCGAGCAATATTTTTTGTGTTGCTCCCCTTCTTCAGGTTCAATGGTGATGCAGGATTAAGAACAGTATCAGCAGATATATCTAGAGACGAGCAAGTGCATGTAGCAACTAACAGTTTGGTATGTGCAGAGCTAGGACTAAAGCCTAGCCAGTCCTTAGATAAATTAAGAAAGGCAACTATTAATTGGATAATGCAACCATTAAAGAATAGTTCCGATAGATATTTGGACAAAAAATTTTGGCTCGATGCCTCAGACAGATTAATGTATGAAGGTAAAGCACCAGAATTTTCCCAGACCAAGGCAGCTAGAATGCCTGCATTTTTTGAGCACTCGAATGTCAATCTCCCTCAATACTCTTAAGCTTCACAACGATAGACTTGATGAGTTATTAAAGAAGTTAGAAGACAACTTCGGGTGGAAACCTATCCATCCAAAAGAAGATATACAATCAATTATGTATAGAGCCGGACAAGCCAGCGTAATTGAATACATAAAATCCATAGAAGAGGACGAAATCTAATGTGTTTATTCGGAGGAGGCAATCAGCCTGCACCACCACCACCTTTACCCCCAGCTCCGCCACCACCATTACCTCCTACACCTACGGCTCCCCCACCAGACCCAATAGTTAAGGATGTAAACCCACAGGTAAGAAGAGCAAAGGATGACCGTGGTAATAAAAACAAGAACCAATACTCAAAAGGTACAGGTTCACTAAGAATTAAGTTAGACCCTAAAGTAAATACAGGTAACACAACATCAGGGGGCATTCAGTAATGACCGCTCGTGAGAGATACAATGAACTGGTAGTAGATCGAAGACAATTCCTAGACAAAGCCGTTGATTGTTCAAAACTCACGTTACCTTATTTAATTCAAGACGATACATCTTCAAGACCTACACACGAAACTCTCAATATTCCGTGGCAGTCCGTTGGTTCCAAGTGTGTGGTAGGTTTAGCAGCAAAACTTATGCTTGCTATCCTACCTCCACAAGGTTCCTTCTTTAAGCTACAGCCAAGAGAGGATAAGATAGGTGAAGAGATACCACCAGAGGCTAGGTCAGAGATGGACCTATCTTTATCTAAGATGGAGCGTATAGTGATGGACTACATCGCTGCTTCAAATGATAGAGTTGTAATACACCAAGCACTTAAGCATTTAATTGTAGGTGGTAACGCTCTATTATTTATGGGTAAAGATGGCATCAAGAACTACCCTCTTACTAGGTATGTCGTCAACAGAGATGGAAATGGTAACGTCCTAGAAATAGTTACAAAGGAATTGATAAGTCGAGACGTACTCGGTTACGATCTACCAAAGAAACAACCCAACACGGGCATCGACGAAAGCAATGCTGGTACACATACTGATGATGTCGAAGTTTACACGTGCGTGAAACTAGAGAACGGCAGATGGGTATGGTATCAGGAAGTAGAAGATATGATAATACCCGGGACACGTAGTACAGCTCCTAAGAACGCAAGCCCTTGGCTCGTGCTTACCTTTAACTCGGTAGATGGAGAACAGTACGGACGTGGTAGAGTAGAAGAGTTCCTTGGGGACTTGAAATCTCTCGAAGGTTTATCGCAAGCTCTTGTTGAAGGAGCTGCTGCTGCTAGTAAAGTAATCTTTCTAGTCAGCCCATCATCTACAACAAAGCCTTCAGTAATCGCGAAGGCTGGAAACGGAGCCATCGTACAAGGCAGGGCAGAAGATGTACAAGTTGTACAGGTTGGTAAGACAGCCGACTTCTCGACTGCTGCTAACATGGCACAGACAATAGAACGAAGATTACTCGAAGCATTCTTGGTGATGAATGTGAGGAATGCAGAGAGAGTAACAGCAGAAGAGGTCCGACTAACTCAGTTAGAACTTGAGCAACAGCTCGGTGGAATCTTCAGTCTGTTAACTACATCTTTCTTAATACCTTATTTAGATAGAACCTTATTAGTTTTACAAAGAACTAATGAACTACCTAAGTTACCTAAAGAAATCATTAGACCATCTATTGTAGCTGGTGTTAATGCTCTAGGTAGAGGTCAAGATAGAGAAGCCCTAACAATGTTCATGGGAACTATTGCACAGACAATAGGACCACAGGCATTAGGACAATTCATCAATCCATTAGAAGCTATCAAACGCCTAGCTGCTGCACAGGGTATAGACACACTAAACCTTGTTAAGACAGAAGAACAGATGGGTCAAGAGAAAGAAGAGATGGAACAGAAACAACAACAAGGCGTACTTCTACAACAAGCTGGTCAACTTGCTAATTCTAAGTTAGCTGACACAGAGAACATGCAGAAGATGATGTCACCACCACAACAACAACCTGAATAATGGCAGAAACTTTATCATATGATAATACACCTGACTCAACGACTCTTACCGAAGAGGAACAGAACTCGCTTGAGGTAGGTGAACAGCTCGTAGCAGAACAAGAAGGGTTACTAGCTGGTAAATATAAAAACGCTGAAGAATTAGAGTCAGCATACTTATCATTGCAAAAGAAACTTGGACAAGGAACAGAAGACGAAGAAGACTACGAAGAAAGTGACGAAGGATATGCAGAGGAAGAAGAAACTGATGAGGAGGTATCTGAATATGCTCCTGCGGTCAGTCTAATTACTGATGCGTCTGAAGAGTACTATGCTAATGACGGTCAGCTTAGCGAAGAGACAATAGAAAAATTTTCTGAGATGAGCAGTCAAGATTTAGTCAATGCTTACTTAGAAATTCAACAGAATAATCCTCAAGCTAATCCTCAAGGTGTTGAGATGTCTGAAGCACAAGTAAATAGTGTACAGAATGCAGCAGGAGGAGAAGCAAACTACAACAGAGTTATTGAGTGGGCTGCAAGCAACCTTCCTAATGCTCAGATTGATGCTTTTGATTCAGTAGTTGACTCTGGTAATCCAGCAGCTATTGGCATTGCTTTTCAAGGATTACAATCTGCGTACAACGAAGCCAATGGCTACGAAGGTCGCATGCTACAAGGTAAAGCTCCCTCCTCTGCTGGAGAAAGATTCAGATCTCAGGCAGAGCTTGTAGCAGCTATGGGAGACCCTCGATACGACACAGACCCAGCTTACAGAGCTGACGTTGTAGAGAAACTAAACAATTCAGATCTTAATTTCTAATGTTTGGTAAAAATAAAAAAAAGAAAAAGAAAAAAGATCTCAAAATCAACGCAGTAAAAGTTCTTAAGAAAAAATCTGAAGGAACTGGTTGGGGTAAGATTACCCGACAAAAAGATCAGAAGAGATTAGAAGAACTACTTAAGAATATGTAATGAAAACAAAAGATCTA